TAGGTATCCCGGCGTTTACCACAAATCAACACGGGGGAAGGATGTGATGACCGACGCAACGAACAGGGTGGTACTTGGAGTTAAGTACACACCTGACTTCGTTAGTCACGAACACCGCTTCATCATTGAGACGAAGGGGTGGGTTCCATCGCAGCACACTTTTCCTTTGAGGTGGAAGATGTTTCTGAAGTACCTGTCGGCCAACGACATGGATGACTACATGCTCTTCATCCCCAAGAACAAAAAGCAGGTAGACGAAACGATAACAATCATACTGAGCCACATCAATGGAGAAGCAAAAACTTAGTCAGCTCTACAGCTACTGTACGCAGGAGATACAGAGGCTGACTACGGAGCTGTACGAGCAGCTCCATGACGGAAAGGGCAACCCATCCACAGACTGGGAGCAAACACTGGACGACGTAAGAAAGTACAAGAAGCTCGTAATTCTTGAGCTCGAAGCACTGAAGCATGCGTTGAAAGAATACATAGAAGACGAGGATGTCGAGCAGCTTTCTTAAAGACCTTGAGTTCGGCAACAGAGTAGAGCTTGCTTGGATGAACTTCATGGGAACGATTACTGGTAGGGACTACGAGCAGTCTCAGGGTAAGGTTTCCGGATGGGACATTCACGACAGGACAGAGAACCAATACTATGAGGTGAAGTGGGACACCAAGTCCTGTGCTAAATGGAAGTCATTCGGTAAGGAGAGAAACCCTACTGACAACCTCTTCATAGAATACGTCAACCCCAGCCGAACCCCGCCCAAGGCAACGGGTATTCGCGCATCTACATCAAAGTACTGGGTCTATGTTGTGAAGCACGCGCCCGACCAGTTCGTTGATGACGACAAGTTTGGTGAGTACAAGTGTCACGCCCACCTGTTCAACAGAGAAAAGCTCTTGGCCTTTTGTGAAAACGCAAACCTTCAATCGAGAGACACGAAGCGAGATGTTGGCAAGGGGGAAGCTGTAAACGCAAGGGGTTGGATTCTGCCATGGGGCTTGGTCACCGCCCCGGAAAAAGAGACCGGATACTTGGCTGTGTACGACATCTCTGCCTATCTTTCTCTTCCGATTTTAACACGATGAGTACAATAAGTAAAGAGTTTGAGGTGCTGCACACTGCCGTGGAAAGCATACTCAATACAGAATTGATTACAACATGCAGGAACAGGGAGAACGTGAATGCCCGCATGATTTTTGCCAAGATTCTTCTGGACAAGGGATACACCACAACGGCCATTGGCGAATACCTCGGAAAGAGCCACTGCACTATCGTTCATTACAAGCAGCGGTTCGACGGATACATCATGAGTGATAGGAGGTTGAGGGATTCCTACGAGAATGCAAAGGCTGTGTACTACGGCAACTTCGACCCCGTGTACGGCATGAGCAACTCCGAGCTAAAGCAAGAAGTGTTTAGCCTTCGCAAAAAAGTTACCGAGCTGGAGAACAAGGTGCAAAATGTGAGAGAGAAGTACGTTTGGCGGGAGAATTTTTATGCAATACAGGAGTTACTGTACCAGAAGTGTCCTCAGGGTCAAGAGGAGCGGGTAGAACGAGCACTAAACACATACCTCAATGGCCTATACTACTAAAGACATCGACAAGGTTCTGGGGTTCACAACGTGGACAGACAAGCAGAAGCTGGATGAGCTTCTCAGAATGGACTGTGCCCTTTACTGTGCCCTTGGCACTGACTCCACTAAGACTGAGCGGGAGGCCGTGAAGAGGGAGTCTCGTAAGATTTACAGGGCGATTAAGACGTTTGACCCCCAGAGCGGGGAGATGTTCTTGCGCGTAATGGATTTGAAATGAACGTACAACCCACCAAGGAATTTCTAGCTGGTCTCAACAACTTCAAAAGGCAGTACCTTATTGACGTGTTAGCAGAGAACGACGCGCTACTGGCTGATGGATTTGAGGAAGCCTTGATTGGTTACACTCAAGGTTCGAATGTCGTGGCGGTGTACGACTACGACACCTGCGTCTCCATCCTGATACACAGAGACGGCATGACGATTGAGGATGCGGTTGAGTTCATGGAGTACAATGTGGTAGGCTCATACGTCGGGGACAAAACACCCGTCTTCATCTCCTATGGTTGAGCTCCCGGTAACACCGGGCATGATTCTGCGTGCTGCTGAGCGTGCGGAAGAGATGGGTGCGTTGAACAACAGCATCACCGAGGGAGAGGCAAACTTCGAGGCGTTCGTTGCAGAGCAGGCTGTGTCAGAACACCTCAAGCAGCGGCTGGAAGACACCTACAATTACGACCTGTTCTGGGCACCCAAGGGACACGTCCTTACAGCTGACATCAAAACCAAGCGCAGAACCAAGCTGCCATCACCTTACTTCGATTGCCACATAGCAGACACCAGCCTGCACCAAGACTGCGAGACCTACATCTTTGCGTCCATCATCAAGACCGAGAAGAACTTCAGGGTTTGGGCACTAGGATGGCTCACCAAGGAAGACTTCCTGAAGAAAGCCAAGCGGGTTCGCAAGGGAGACAAGGACGGTGATTTCGTTGAGCACGTTGACGCTTACAAATGCAAGGTGTCAGAGCTTTGGCGAATGCCATAAACCCGTATCTTGCATTGCGTTACGCCGGATAGTGCATAGCGAATTTTGGTTACCTTTCAGACCCCTGCTCTTCGGAGCGGGGGTTTTTGTTAGCCACTACAGGACTCGCAGTCCTCTGGGCTTTCGATGTTGCAGGTGATTTCACCAGACTCAATCTTTGCTTCGGACTCCTTGAGCTTCTTGGGGTCGAGGAAGCTGATGTCAAAATCTTCTTCAGGTCTCATCGCGCTTTGGATTTTTCAATAGTTCGGCCTGCAAAGTAAGCACCAAATGAGGTAAGCATAAGTATCTCAAGGAGAGAGACATAGCTGTCTTTCACGTTGAACGGGAGGTTGTCCATGGAGTCCAGAACCATAGTCACAACGAACATGCCCATCAAAGCAATCAGGGTGACGGGTCTGATGTACTTAGCCAGCTTTACATCGCTGCTCATGTCGGCTTTCCAACGCTCAGTTACGTTGTTCTGGTAGGCAATCTCTGCATCTACGCGAGCCTTCGCCTCCTCTGCGGAGATTCCCGGCTCCTTGTCGAGTAGGTTCTTGACCATACCAAGTGCTCCGCTATCGGGAAGCAGGTCTCCTACGGTATCGAGTACGTTGGGCGCAGCTTTAGCGAGCCACTTGCCCAGTCCCGTGTCTTTGATTTTCTTTTTCTCAGCCATCGTAATCGGTGTATGTGATTGTACATTCCTCGCATTCCAGTGCTGCTGCAATGGGAGGGTAAACTCTTTTGTAAGCCTCGGTCGAGCCGCCGACAAATCCAGTGGACATGATGTTCTCCGTCTGGCTGTTGCCGAGGAGCAGGCATCCGCTGGTATCGTCCTCGTCGTTACCGCAGTGAATCAGGATGTGCTTGAAGTTCGGAACGTCCAGTACCTCAAGCATCCCCTTGTGCATTTCACCAAACCTCTTGGCGTACCTGTCGTGGTAGCCACCCCAAGTCTTCAGCCTCAGCTTGTATGTGCCCGCTGGGATTCTGGTCTCGTGCATGACCTTCTCCTCCCTGTCTTCGTCCTCAAGTGTGAAGCACAGGAACTCACGGAACTCCGTGCCGTTGCTCACATCAAACAATAGCCCCAGCGTGTCACGCTTCTGGCTGCTAAACCTTATCACTTCTAGTTTCATTCTTCAACAGATTCTATGTATTGCTTTTCAACGTAGAACGAGGGGCGCACCATCCCAAAGTAGGTGTCAAGGAACAGCTTGTACTCAGCAAACTCCTGAGCCTCCATGTCCTGTCTCTTGCCACGCAGATAGGCGTAGTAATCGCGTGCGTTCTTGAGCTGCTTAGTCAGCTTTCTTGTCTCCCTCATGAAAGACTTGTACTGGTCGGGGTACGTCTCCTTCATGTGCTTCTCAGCAAGGATTGGCTTCAGTGAGGTGCGTGCTGACTGGACTGCCCTTTGCTTGTCGAACACTGAGTCCTTGTCATCAATGATTTCTCTGAGTCGCTCCTCTCCTGCGAGACCTTCGAACTTTTCTCCGTACTTACGGGCAACGATTTCGTATGCAGCAAGTGCTTCCTCGTTAGAGAGTCTCCTGTCTTTCGGCAGGTTGTCCAAGTCGCGGACCAGAACATCAATCTCCTTGCTGGACAATCCAAACATCTGTCCGACGAACAGGAAGGTCTTCATGTAGTAGTGCAACTCCATTGCCTCCTTGTCTTCCGGTCTTACGAAGTACTCCGTTCCGTTGCTTGACACCACGCGGTTTGGCGGAAGAGCAAGGTTTTCTGCAATCGTTCTGGCATCATCAATGAAGTCACCATACGGACCGAGGAACCTAGTAAATCCCTGTGCCACATCCTTTGGTGCAGACTTGTAGTACATCGGCACGCCCTTGCCCAGCCTTGTCCAACGCTCGTATCCGTCGTCATCACCCAACTCGAAGTCTCCTTCCATCATCACGTCGTAGGGGTAGAAGACATACCTATTCAGCGCACCCTTGACTTGATTGTCAAAGATTCCCATTGGCGGGAGTGGGTTAGCATCAACAATTACTTGAGCTGCGATGTCTCTCCACCTAGAATCTTTCGGCATGTCTTCCTCCTCGTCATCAATGAAGATGCTTGAGATTGCAGGAATCAAAACCTTTCCGATGTATGCGAACAGTGTAAGTTCAGCAGCGTGACCAAGCATGGCAACGCCGCCCTCCTGCTTGGCATCCAAGTCGCCCTTCCAGATTCTCATGAAGTCTGAGGAGATGCTTCGCTTCTTGTTAACGGCAAACCTTGAGAACGGAAGCAGGATGTTCTGCGCGAGATAGGCAATGATAGACTTCACGCCCTTCTCTTGCATGTACAGGTCAGCCGCCTCTCTCGGTGTAGATGCAGCTTGGTCTTTGTTCACCATGGCATCAGCATAGCTCAACGCCGTTTGGTTTGGATTCACTGCCTCAGCGTCCCAATCAATTTGGTCGAAGCTGTCAACCACGCCTTCGCTAATCAGAGCGTCGCCGTAGAAGGTGAACCACGATGCCACAGCTGCAACCTTGTCTGTTCCCTTCAAGTTTTTCAAGCTTACATCACTCAGCGTTTTGACAACCTTTTGAATGCTGCCCTCGTCAAGACTCATCCTCCCGGTGTACGGGTCGATGTTACCCGCCTCGTAGTCTCTCTGGAATACAGGAGAGTTTTGAAGAAGCTTGTATCTACCATCATCAAG